TGGCCCAAAACACTACAAATTAGAGGGGCTGGATGTGGAAGTGATTGATATAATAAAGGCGACTGTAAAATATTTAATAGCTTTTGTCACGGAAATATTATTAAATACGTGCTTAGAGCAAATAAGAAAAATGGTATTGAGGACTTCAAGAAAGCAAAAAAATACATTGAAATGATGATTGGAGATGAAAATTAATGAACGAATTAATAAACATAGAAGCTAAAAATACATTGACAAGTTTAGAAGTGGCGGAAATAACAGGAAAAGATCACAAAAGTATTTTAAGAGATATCAGGGATGAAATAGATAAATTGGGAGAAGAAAGAGGTCGGCTCATTTTTGTGCCGACTGAATATACGGATAATTTTAACAGAAAACAGCCTGCCTTTTTATTGAATTACAAAGGTGTCTTGCAGCTTGGGGCAAGATATAATGCTGAAACAAGATTTAAACTTATTGAAAAAATTGAGCAGTTACAAAAACCAATGACAGTAGAAGATATGATCATATTGCAGGCAAACGAAATGAAAAGTGTTAAACATAGAATTGACATCGTGGAAAACAAAGTTGACAACGAGATAAGAATAGACCACACAGAACAAAGAAAATTACAAAAAGCAGTTTCGATAAGAGTTTATCAAAGACTTGACGTAGTAGATGCAGAAAGAAAATTAATGTTTTCGGCAATATACAGAGATTTGAAAGACAGATTTGGAGTTGCGAGTTACCGTGATGTGAAGAGAAAAGATTTGAAAAATGCCTTACTGTATGTTCAGAACTGGATAGAAAAAGCAGAATTGAGGAATTGAGATGGATGAAAAAGAAATAATAGTTGAAAGAATAAAAGAAAAGATATTATGTAATGTAGAGATAAGTAAACGTGATTTCGAGTTTACAAAACTTAATGCTAATTTATTTAAAAGTATTAAATTTATCAAGAAAAGAAAGGCTAAAAAGAAATGGCTAAAAGAATGAGCAGGGAAAACCAAAAATTAATTTACTGGTTCATAGACTGCTATGCTTACAAGCTAAAAGGAGTAGACATAAATTGGCAGACTAGCAAGCAAAAGCCTGCCATTTCTGACTATTTTCTTTATAAGGCAAAGGAAGACTTGAAAAAACTTTATATTAAGCATAGCGGAATTAATTTGAAAGGGTACAAGCCTTTTAAAAATATAGAAGAAAAATTAAGAATCAGACTGAATGAAGTTTTGGATAAGAATTATACAAAGGAAACTAAGATAAATATTGTAACAAATGATTTAATAGATTTTGTCCGGGAAGAAATGCAAAGATTTTTATTAACTCTTACAGGCACATTTAGCCTAAAACTTGATATAATGAGCAATAAGGGGGCAATATCATTTACTAATTATTTATTTGATTATTTTCTTCAGAACGATATAGCAATGTGGGAAGAAATGCAAATGTTATATAAACAGCAGAACGAGGAGAAATATATTTATTCTATGCTGAAACATAGAAAATGTGCTGTATGTGGAAAATATCATACAGAAAGTAACAGTATAGACTTGGAACATTGGGATTCAATCGCAAGTACTCACGGAATTTATAAAAAAGATACTGGACAGGAAGGTCGGTACATTTCATTGTGTAGACTACATCACAATCAGAAACATAATTGGGGAGTTCAGACATTTGAAAGAAAATACAACGTAAGGGGTATTTATTTGGATGATGAACAAATAAAAGAACTGAAGAAAATTTATAAAAATCATTTTAAGGCGTTTAAGGAGGAGATATGATAAAAATATATTTATTAGTCGCAACAATTTTTTTAGAAATTTTATTTATATGGTTTGAATTAGATGAACTACAAAATTGGTACAAAGCAATCGAAGATCAAATGTTTGAAGATTTTAGTACTAGAGAAACTCAAAGAAAATATGCGAGAAAAAAAGCAATCAAAAGTATAGTTAAAATACTGTCAATAGGCTTTTTAGCAATAGGTGGAATTTCGTTTTTTAAATAGTTCAGTCGCAGAAAGTCGTTTTAATTAGAGAAAGGTTAGGAAGAGAAATGGAAATAGCAATATTGTTAATATTATTAGTACCAATTTTATTTTGGATTACATTTATTTGGTCAACATTTGAAAACGCAGTAGAAAGAATGAAGAATTATAATACATTAGAAGCATTAGTAAGTTTAGGCTTTGGAATACTTATGGCTTATGGACTATATGAATTTTTATTGAAAATAATAGATCCAGGGTAAAACCATTTTGTTGAAGTCAACAAAAAAGCATATTGCTGATGTCAGCAAAATGGTGTTGAGAACGTTTAGATGATGTTGGGAAAACGATAAAATTTAGGAGGATTTGAAATGTCAAAAAAAGTAATAAGGATAGTATTTGCTTTTATATTTATATTCGTAGGTGCTGCACAAATTTCACAAGCTAAAGATTTTTTGGATTTAAGTAAATTAGTTCTAAGTTTTGCATTCGGTATATGGGTATCAAAATGGATTTAAAATAAAAAAAGAAAGGGAGTTGAAATGAAAAAATTATTATTAGCAGGACTTTTAGCAATAACTATAAGTTGCAGTACATATTATGAGAGATTTCAGCAAGAGTGTAGGCAATATAAAGTTATCAAGAAATTAAAATCTAAAACAAGTAAAAAGATATATCTGGAATTTGAAAATGGCATTATATATGAGGTATCGCCAATAATGAAGTATGAGGACATAGAAGAGAATCACAAGTTGAAGAAATGTGATTTTTAGAAAAAGTTTTAGAAATTAGGACAATGGCAGTTGAATATTTGGTTTTTTTAAAGTATAATATGTAGAGAGTGGGAGAAAAGGTAGAAAAGTATGATTTATACAAATAAAGAGTATATTTTGTTAAATTTGATATATTCTAATGCTAAAAAAGAAAAATTGAATTATGACGAAATAATATATCTATTTAAAGAAAGTTTAAATAAAAAAATAAATTTGTTTAGAGAATTTGAATCATTAGATTTAAAAGATACTAAATACAATACAAAAACATTTTTAAATTTGTTACATTTTTTTCAAAAAAAGGAATATTTAAAATATGAAAATGATGTTTCGAAAATAGAAAAAAAATGTAATAAAAATAATATAAAAATGATGTTTTTTGAAGATGAAAAATTTCCCTCAAATTTAAAAGATATTCCAGATTCTCCAATAATGTTGTACTATAAAGGAGAATTTCCAAATACAAAAAAGATTTTAACGATAGCTGGAAGTAGGGAAATTAGTAAATATGGAAAAAAAATAGTTAATAAAGTTATTGGGTTATTTTCAAAAGAAGATTATTCGGTATTAAGTGGACTAGCTTCAGGAATTGATACTCAAGCACATTTGTCAGCATTGAAATATGGCTTAAGAACATTTGCTATACTAGGACAGGGATTAAGCAGCAGAATATATCCGATAGAAAATACAGGTCTGGCTGAAAAGATATTAGCGAATGGAGGGTGCTTAATTTCAGAAATAGAGCCTTCCAAAAATCCAAATAGAGATTATTTTTTGCGAAGAAATAGGTTACAAGTTGCATTTGCTGAAAGAATTTTTATAGGGGAAATAAAAGAAAATGGAGGCGGAACATTAACAACTATTAATTATGCTTTAGAATATAATAAAAAACTTTATATTTGGAACCCAATTTTATTATATGAAAAAGGTGAATACGATAGAAGTTTTTTAGGAAATTTAATATTATTTGGCGGACATATTGCGGAAAATAAAAAGAATAAGTTATTTAAACAAAAGGATTGCATCAAAGAAAAAGCGGTTGAAATAAGATTAGGTATAGATTTTGAAAGCACAAATGAAAACTATTTTGAACAATTAAAATTATTTTAGGAGTTGAGACTAATAATGGCAAATTACTTTGTATTTATTTCAGGTGATATATTTATAAATTTGGACGAAGAAGAGAAGAAATTATTTTCAGAACAATTAAAAAAATTTAAAAATATCGGATTTTGGCTTATAACAAATGATTCTGAAAAAAGATTAGAAATAGGAAAATATGATTTGATAGCATTTGAAAGAGGTAAGTATATTAATAGTATTGCCAAAGAATCGCTTAGTGTTTTGTTCTTAGGATGTAAATTGCATGATTTTACAACAGCTAATAATAATAATATGTTTTTGGTGTATTTATCAGAATCACGCAATATAAATGAAAAAGTATTAGAATATGGTTTTGAGATAAATCGTCAAGAATTTTTAAAAATATTAGAATTAATAGATAAATCTGCAGGTCTTTATTTAAATGCGGAATTAGAGGGAGTTAATAATTTTGAATTAGTATCGCTAATAAATGCAAGATATTACTCATCATCTGCAATTAGATTTTCGGAAGAGGAAAAGGATATAGCAAAAAGATTTGAAGATCTACTAAAATATAATAACACATCTTACAAAAAAATATTTATGAGTTTTATTATCATTATGATTCTAAAAAATATAAATATAAAAGATTTTAATAATTGTTTTTATTATCCTACTTCCAGAGGAAATGGTGGCATAAATGAATTGATGGAAGAAATATGCCGAAGAATTAGAATATTGATAGGAAATCGTGTCAGGGTAAAGCAAGATAATTTATTTTACAGAAAAAAACAAATTGAAAAAAGCAGAAAATTAAGTTTTGAAGAAAGGTTTTCAATTCAAAGACACATAGAAAGTATAGATTTGCAAAAATCAGAAAGAATAGATGGGAGAAAGATTATTGTTTTGGATGACTATATGACAAATGGGACATCTAGTGAAACCGTGAGAGAACTACTTAAAAATACAGAAGCAAATAATATTTTATTTCTCACAATAGGTCATTTTGGAAATCCTTATATGAAATTTTGCGGTTCTACAGGGGAATACAACAAAGCATCAAATTATATAAAAGAAAATTTAAAATTTAATCAAGAAAATTCCCATTTTAATTTAGAAAAATTATTTGAAATTTTACATAATCAATAAAAAGACCAAATAAAACTGGTCTTTTTTGATTGCATAAAATAAATAAAAAATATTATTTAAGATTTTAAGTTTCAAAAAACAAAACTCAAACACTTGAAAAAACTGATAAAATAAGGTATAATTAGGAGGTAAAATGAGTATAAGTAAAGAACTCAAAGAAATTAAAGATTTTTTAGAAAGTGAAAAAATAGGAAAAATCTTTATTGATAAAAGACCTAATGGAATAATACTAATAGAAACAACAGAAACTAAGAAATATCAAAACAGAGTATGCAAAAAAGCAACCTGATTTCAAAAGTTTCAAATAACAATTGAATAAAATATAAATAACGACGTACACAAAATGATGACCGTATTTATAAATTCGAGGAACTAAAAAGCCTTGATTTTATATATACGGTCTTTTTTTGTCTAAAATTAAAGAAAGGGGTAACAGATGTTGTTTATATTACTGATTGCAAGTTTTGTTATTAACATAGCTGTAATATTAATACTGTTTCAAATTATTTGTTATGGAACAAAAAAATACATAAAAGAAAGAATTGAAAGAGATTTGAAATTGCTGGATAAGTTGCAAGAGATAGGAAAAGATATAGACAATGAGACAGATAGATTAAAGATAATGATATACGATAGATATCTTGATAGATGTAGAGCAGGGATGAGGAAACAGAGAGAAGAAGACAAGGGATTGAGAGATAAGTTAGCAGAAGTAGAGAACAAATACTCAAAATATCAAATACACTAAACAATCGCTAAAGCAAAAACAAAGAAAAAATAAAATTTTGATTAAAAAGGTACTTCTGAGAAGTCAAAAAAGAGCGAACGGGTTCGAAGCCCCAGAAAAAATATGTACACCAATTTTTTCAAATTTCATTTCCGTTCCGAAGGAGGTGTTATGTTAATAAAAGAAAATCAAATAATAAAAGCGACAGAATTGGCTAAATTATTGGGAATAACAGACAGACACCTTCGGAATTTGGCTAATGAAGGAGTGATAAAAAAAACGGAAAAAGGTAAGTATTTGTTATTGGAAAGTGTTCGTGGATATATTGAATATATAGAATCTAAAAATGATGTGGATTTGAATCTGAAAGATGAAAAAATCAAGGAGGAGATAAAACGAATAAAAAAAGACGTTGAACTAAAGGACTTAAAAATCAAGGAAACTAAAAATCAATTACATTTAGCATCTATTGTTGAAAAAGTGATGACTGATATGCTCATGAACATAAAAGGGAAATTGCTTTCTATATCTAGTAAAGTAGCGCCAGCAGTAATTGCAGCAGATAATCTTGGCGAAATTCAAGATGTCATCCAAGATGAAATATTTGAGGTTTTAGAAGAACTTAGTGAATATGATCCTGATATGTTTAAAAATAATAAAATTTTTATAGAAAATGAGGAAGATATGGAAGTGAAAGTTGAAAGTGAAAAGAGAACTAGAGGAAGACCTAAAAAGAACAGTTAAATTATTCAAAAAAATTGCTTTAGTTTTAAAACCACCTCCAAAATTAACCATTGATACTTGGGCGGACATGTATAGAGTTTTATCAACTAAAAGTTCGGCAATTCCAGGGAAATGGAAAACTGACAGAGTGCCATTTCAAAGAGAAGTAATGAGGGCAATTTCTGATAAAAATACAGAAAAAGTTGTGATGATGTATGGGGCTCAGTTATCAAAAACAGAAATTCTTATGAATACAGTTGGATATTTTATGGACTACGAACCTTCTCCGATTATGTTTTTAATGCCCACGAAAGATATGGCGGCTGATTTTTCAACAACAAGGCTTAATGACATGATTCAATCGACACCACAACTTAGAAGCAAAGTTATCGAAAGTACTGATGCCAGGGATACAAAAAGACAAAAAGAATTTTCAGGCGGATATATTGTTTTAACTGGGAGTAATTCAGCTTCAGAATTAGCAAGTAGACCGATTAGAGTTTTATTGGCAGATGAAATTGACCGTTTTCCTCGAAGTGCTAAAAAAGATGGAGACCCATTGAATTTGGCGATTGAAAGGGTAAAAACTTGGCCAAACAGTAAAATAGTTTTGACAAGCACACCAACTATCAAAGGTGGGAGCAGGATAGAACTTGAATACGAGAATAGCTCAAAAGACGAGTATTATATTCCTTGCCCAAAATGTGGAGAGATGCAAACTTTGAAATGGGGAAATATCGTTTTTGAAGATGTGTCACATAAATGCGAAAAATGTATGGAAACTTCGACAGAGTATGAGTGGAAAAGAAACCTTCTTAAAGGTGAATGGAGAAGTACAAATCCTGATGTAGATCCGCATATTTCAAGAGGATTTCATGTATCGGAGTTATATAGTCCGTTTACCAAATGGGCTAGTATGATTCGTAAATTTAGAGCGGCAAAAGGCGATGAACAGCTTATGAAAGTATTTGTCAATACGGCTCTTGGGGAGTGTTGGGAAGAAAAAGTTGAAAGATTCAACTTTGAAGAAATACAGGCAAGGGCTGAAGACTATGGCGAATATTTGAATCATGAAGATGGGACTTATGAGGAAGTAGAAATTCCTGACAAGGTTAATGTGCTTACTGCTGGTGTCGATGTTCAAGATAATAGACTTGAAGTCGAAATTGTTGGATGGGCTAAAGGTGAAGAAAGCTGGGGGATTTATTATAAAGTGATTATGGGAAATCCTGCTTTACCTTATGTTTGGAATGAATTAGACCAAATTTTGTTGAAAGATTATTCTTATCAGAACGGAGAAAAAATAAGGGTTGCTTGTGCTTGTGTTGATACAGGGGGACATCATACTGATGATGTTTATAGGTATGTAAAGGCAAGGGAACAACTGAATATATTTGGTATAAAAGGAAGCGGAGAAGCTGGAAGACCTCTTATTTCACGACCTAGCAAAAACAACAAAGGAGGAATTTCCTTGTTTGTCTTGGGAGTTAATACTGGGAAAGATACGATAATGAGTAATCTTAAAGTAGCAGAACCAGGTGCTAAATATATGCACTATCCAAATAATCCTAAGCGCGGATATGACGAAATTTATTTTAAAGGGCTTACTTCTGAAATAAAAGTTGTTACATTCAGCAAAGGACAGGCTAAAATCGAGTGGAAAACAATCGGAGACAAAAGAAATGAGCCTTTGGACATTCGGAATTATGCACAGGCGGCATTGAGAATTGCTAATCCAGATTTGAATATTAGATATTCAACTGATTTATTAAACGGATTAAGAACGCAGAGAGTTAGTAAAAGGAGAAAAATATTGTCGAAAGGAATTAAATAAATGGAAAAATCAAATTATTCAAGGGAATATATTTTGGAAATGATAGTTGAATATGGTAAAGCTGAACGAGCAGCTTTAACAGGGAAAAGTTATAAAATCGGGACAAGAGAACTTACTCGAATGGGGATAGACGAAATAAGAAAAGGGAGAGCTTATTGGGAAAATGAATTGCAAAAATTAAATAGTATTGGAAAAAGAAGAGTAAGAAGAGGAGTTCCTAGAAATCTTTAAGGTTAGAAAAGGAGGTGTGCTATGAATTTTATTGACAATTTAGTGGCAGTATTTAATCCACAAAAAGGAGTAGAACGGTTTAAAGCAAGAAGAAAACTGGAAATTTTAAATACTGGATATTCTAATCATGGAGCTTCAACTACTAAAAAAGCAATGATAGGTTGGCAAAGTACTGCGGGTGGTGTTAAAAAAGATATTTATAAAAATCGCAAGAAATTAATTGAGCGTTCAAGAGATTTATATATGGGAACTTCCGTTGCAACTGGAGCATTAAAAACCATTAATACAAATGTTGTGGGAAGTGGATTGAAATTAAAAGCGGCTATTGATAGTGAAACAATAGTCTTCTGCCA